TTTTTTGCATCCAGCATGCGATAGGATTTTACTAAGAGCCTATCCCGAAATTAGAGATGAATGCGAATGAGTTTACGCCAGACAATAACAGAGCAGGCAAACTGAAGCAGAGCCATGTAGTTGACAGCTTTCTTCTCATAGCGAACCAGAAGTTTGCGGAAGCGATTGAAAAAAGAGTGAGTCACCTCAACGACCCAGCGGCGTGCGCAAAAGTCCGGGTTGCGCTCCAACTCCTTCTTCTCCTCACCCCGGGGCCGAATATGCGGAATATATTTGCGCTGTTCAACTGCTTGTGTGCTGCCAGTATACCCTGCGTCTAAGCACAGATTTTGCGGATGCTCCTCATCCGGCTCCGGACGCAGCACTACGATATGATCCAGAGTTTCTTCCAGCAATTTGATGTCATGCGTATTTGCCCCTGAAAGAACGATTGCCAGCGGAAGCCCCCTTTCATCCACCAAAACACTGCGTTTTGTCCCCATTTTTTCCTCGGTCCGTTGGATTCTTTCCAACGGACTCCAAAGCCAGGGGCGCTTTTACCATGCAGCCGTCCAGACTTTGCCACTCCCAGCCGATTCCTTCCAATTCATCGTACTGTTCCAGACCCTTGCTCCAAATCTTTTCAAAAAAACCGGCCGCCAACCATTCCTGAAACCTTCTGTGCACCGTACTGCCGCTTCCATATTCACGAGGCAGTGCCTTCCATTGGCAGCCGGTTCGCAGCACATAGAATATCCCTTCCAGGGCTTTCCTCGCCGACATCGGCTTCCGCCCTTGACCGGGGGCATTCTTGTATGTTTTCGCTGGGTCTCGCTCTTTTTTCGGTATTTCTCCTTTAATTGCTTCCCAAAATTCATCTGAGATTGTCCATGCTTGATAACTCTTCTTTTCGCTCATTTTCATCACCCTTGAGCATTATACCTCAGACGCCTTTATTTTGGGATAGGCTCTAAGTCCTTCAAGCGGCGCGCCCGTTGCGGAAGGCGGCGTCTCCGGCGAGGCGGCGGGTGAGCAGGTCGCGGGCGGTGGCGAACTCGTCACCGATGAAGCCTAGGCGAAGAAGCCAGGTGCGCATGGCGTACTTGGGGTTCTCGTTCTGCTGCAGCTTGGGGCTGGCAGTCTTGACTGACTTCGCCATCTGGCTCAGTGCGAGGCAAAGCTGGATGTAGCTCTTGAGCTGTCCGGCGTGGAGTCCGTTCTGCTTCCCGTCAGCCGGGGCATCGAACTGGAAAAGGCGGAACTCGATGGTGCCTTTAGTGAAGGTGGCATGGAGGTTGAGCATATGGTAGCGGCTGTCGTTGTAGTGTTCGTTTCTGCCGGAGCTGGCGTAGTTGGCTGTGTACCAGATGTCGGCGAGGCCGCTCATGGTGGAGGGCTTGCGCTCGTTGATCTCCCGGATGAACCGGGGGCTGACCATGGCGCAGTAATCGTTGATGCGGCTGTGGCTGATGTTGAGGGCATCCGCCAGAAGGGCCTCGTGGCTGGCCATGATGTTCGCCAGGTTGCGCAGGCTCTGGGGCGTGTGGCCCTTGGCCCCGATGTGGATGTGGACTCCGCAGCCTCTGGTGGCATCGCTCTTGGCCCCGGCCTTCCGCAGCCGCCGGATCAGCCCCTGGAGGGTGTCCATGTCGGCGTAGGTGAGGATAGGTGTCACCATCTCGCACTTCTCATCGTCCGGGCCTTGGATGCTGCTGTCCCGCTGGAACTTCCACTCGCGGCCCTGGACATCCCAGGCGGACCAGGTGCGGTAGCCGTTGCGGTAGGCGGTATCCTCGTACCGTCCCGTGCTGAAGAACTCTGCGGCGGCCTGGGCGGCGCGGCGGCGGGTGATGCTGTTCATCTCCACCTCGACCCCGATGGTCTGCTCTTTCATCGCGGCGATCTGGGCCTTCATCTTCTCGTTCATGGTGTGTACCTCCGTTGTGTGTTTTCCCTTTCGGTAGTACATATATCACTCTAAAAGGGGTAAATAGCAAGACAATTCGGAGGTATATAGTACACAATATTTTCGAGACGGTGTTGTGCGGTTTATGGTTCGATCTGCACCAGATGACGGAAGTTTTCGCTGCTGCCATCGAGGATGTCCAGCATAAACTTTGCCCCGGTGCGGAACCCATCTGCATACCGCTCTGCCGCCGTGGTGGCACTGGTGGTGAGCTGGGCATCGACCAGCCGCTCCAGAGCGGCGAGGCACTCGCCGTCCAAGTGTTCCCGGAGGAAGGACTCGGCATCAGATACTTCTTGCACCGCCTGTTTTAACTCGGAGGTCTGCTTGATGGCGGTGGCATCTGGGGAAATATTGCCCAGGTAGAACTCCCGGATGATGCTGCGCACTTCACTCACCCACCCTTCTGCACTCGTCCACGCCGTACAGCACATGGAGGGAGCCTCCGGTGTCCCAGGCCACCATGATGGAGCCGGAGTCGTCCACGCCCTTCACCGTCCCCAGGGTGCCGATGGGCGGAGCCTGGGGATCGTCCATGTGGAGCAGCTCCACCCGACATCCAGCCGGGTACTCCTGGCGGAGCCGCTCCACGGTTTCCCTATGCGGAAACCGCATGGTCAGCCACCTCCTTTCCGCTGCCGGATTTGAACGCGCTGTTGCCGGAGAGGTGGCGGAGCAGAATCTTCCGCTCGTCCTTGAACTCGGCCCCGATGAAGCCCAGCCGGAGGAGGAAGCACCGGAAGGCGTACTTGTCGTTGTCGGTGTCCTTTTCTCTAGCGGTGATCCGTTTCTGGTTCCGGGCCATGTCGCACAGGGCGGCAATCAGATGGGTGTAGGCTTTGACCTCGTCGGCATCGAGATCCCGGCCCTTGAACCAGGGGAAGGAGACCGTGTCGGAGCCGACATCCACCGGGAGGGCCTCCACGCCCAGGGCTTTGCGGATGAGCCGCCCCTTGGCGGCGAGGAGGCTGGTGAGGTTCACCAGCGCCTCGGATGGCAGGCTGGCGGCGGGCATCTGGATGGTCAGCCCACCGCTCTCTCCGGTGGGAGCGGCCTCCGGCTCGATGCTGGCCTCATCCGGCTGGGTGGCGGTGTCGGCCTTGGCAATGGCGTCCTCGGTGTGGAACCCCTGGCCCTCCAGCTCCGCCATCAATGCGTCGATGTCGCTGTTGTAGCCCCGGTCCTCGAAGCTGACCGCGCCGTCCTTGCTGACGGTGAGGTAGCCAATCCGGTAGGCGAAGGTCGGTGCGCCCAGGTACTTCTTCTCGGTACCCATGAAGCCGGAAATGTAGTCGGCGAGGCGCTTGCGCTCGGCACCGGTCACGTTGTAGTTGATCGTCATGGTGGGAACCCCCTTGTTTTTTGGTAGTCACATATTCGCTCTACTGGCCCCAAATAGCAAGTTGTTTCTCGCCCTGACCATGACAAATTACTGGCCAGATAATTGTGTAGACCACACAATGCCCGCCAGTACGAAAAACACATTCGGCAGCGCGACCCCGTTTCCCCACATCTTATATTCGACAGCATCGGAATGGGGATGTTGCAGCCACTTGACGATCTGGTTCCGGCTCTTGGGTCTGGTGGAGCCACCCACTACCCGGCGGTGGGTCTCCCAGACCTCCGTCCAGAAGGCAATGTCCTCCTCGGTAGGCTCCGGTGTGTCCAGATCGGAACACCAAAAATCCGGGAACCCCTGCAATCTGGAACATTCTGTGGGGGTGAGCCTTCTCACGCTGTAGCCCCGGTTGACCACGCTGGGGTCTTTGAAATCCCTCGCTGTTAGCGTAGGTGAGCGTTCTTTAACAACTTGGGTATATTCCCCGGTAGTCATGGCGTAGGTCGGACCTTCCACAACGGCGGTGCCGCCCTGATTGCAGACGGGGCCGCCCACGCCGCAGTCCAGTGTCCGGGAAATCTCCACTTCACTGCATCTGCTGCGCGGGCTGCTGCCGCCCTTGATGCAGATGTCGTATACCCGCGGCGGTACGAACAGCGCCTGGTCGTTGTTGCAGGAGAGGGTGGCGGATACGTCCTCCTGAATCAGCGGCCCTTTGCCGCCGCCCTCGCAGCCGGAGCGGATCTTCAGCAGCAGCGGGACGTTCATGCCGCCGGTTCCCATCCGGGATGTCAGCGTCTGCACGGAGCCGCTCTCATCGATTTTGATCCGCCCATCCATCGGATGGCTCTCCAGCGCAACGGCGGCGGGGACTACCCCGGCCCGGAGAGTGGGAGCGCGCTCCTCCTCATAGCCAATGCCCCGGCTCCGGGCGGACGGCTCCTTACAGAACCCCGCTGCCAGCACACAGGGCGGGTGTCCATCCATCTGGGCGCGGAGCGTCCCGGACACGCCGACCGAAACGTCCATGCGGCTCCCACCCTGGTCGTTCAGACAGACGCCGCCTGCCGCTCTAAAGCCAGCCGCAGGATCTCCGGCAGCTCTTTGCCACGAGCGGAAGCCCTCCGCAGAATACCCAGACAAGCCTTCGGACTCAAATAATACTTGTCCGGCACATTGGCCTGCAAGATCTCCGACAAGGTAACAGCGACGCCTTCGCTGGGGAACTCCCCAATATTGCGCGTCGAAAGTGCGGTACGCAACGCTCCATCGCTCTCCCATGTAAATGTCGGCGTAGGGCCAGCGGTCTTTCTCAGGCATAGGCACCTCGGCCCCCGGCTCGATGATGCCGATGACCGCTTCGAGGACGGCTTTGAAGTCCCGGCCCCGGTTTGAACTGAACGCCCCGATAACGTTCTCCCAGCAGATCCACCGCGGGTATCTTCCATTGGTCGCACACCTCATTTCCTTGATGATGCGGATGGCCTGATAGAAAAGGGAGGACTGCGCGCCATCCAGCCCAGCCCTTTTGCCCGCAATGCTCATGTCGGTACAGGGGGAGCCGAAGGTGATGATGTCTACCGGCTCGATCTTCCCGCCATCCATCTGCGAAATATCGCCATAATGCTTCATGTTGGGAAAGCGGCGGGTGGTCACCCGGATGGGGAACGGCTCGATCTCCGAGGCCCAGACCGGGGTGATGCCAGCCAGCAGCCCGCCCAGAGGGAATCCCCCGGAGCCGTCAAACAGGCTGCCGAGGGTCAGTGTGTTATTCCGTTCCATCGCAGACCTCCGAATACTGGTAGGTGAGTCCATCCCTCTGGACGGACACATTCTCGGAGTTGCCGACCTGCTCAATGTACCGCTTGACGATCACATCGCAGAACTTCTCGTCCAGCTCGATCATGCAGCAGGAGCGGTCGGTCTGCTCACAGGCAATCAGCGTGGAGCCGGAGCCGCCGAAGGGGTCCAGTACCAGGGTATTGCTCATGCTGGAGTTCATGATGGGGTAGGCCAGCAGCGGGATCGGCTTCATGGTGGGGTGGTCACCGTTCTTCTTGGGCTTGTCGAACTCCCAGATGGTGGATTCCTTCCGCCCGGTGTACCACTGGTGCCTGCCCTTTTTCTTCCAGCCGAACAAAATCGGCTCATGCTGCCACTGGTAAGGAGAGCGCCCCAGCACCAGAGATTGCTTTTTCCAGATACACGTCCCGGAGAGCCGGAAGCCCGCATCGGCGAAAGCGCGGCGGAAGTTCAGACCCTCGGTGTCGGCGTGGAACACATAGATGCTGGCGTCATCCGCCATCACCGTCTCGGTGTTCTGGAACGCCGCCAGGAGGAACTGGTAAAAGGCATCGTCCGCCATGTTGTCGTTCTTGATCTTCCCGGCGCTGCCCTCATAGTTGACGTTGTAAGGCGGGTCCGTGATGACCAGATTGGCCCTGCGGTCACCCATGAGCAGAGCGAAAGTTTCAGCCTTGGTGCTGTCGCCGCAGACCAGCCGGTGCCGACCCAGCGTCCACACATCTCCGGCCCTGGTGATGACCGGCTGTTTCAGCTCGGCATCCACATCGAAATCATCCTCATGCACATCGGCGTCATCCTTGAACAAATCGGACAGTTCTTTCTCGTCAAAGCCTGTGAAGGAGAGGTCGAACGCCTCCGCCTGCAGCGCTTCGATCTCCACCCGCAGGAGTTCCTCATCCCATCCGGCATCCATCGCCATGCGGTTGTCGGCGATGATATACGCTTTCTTCTGCGCCTCTGTCAGATGGTCGGCGAATACGCAGGGGATCTCCTGGATGCCCTCCTCCTTTGCAGCAAGGATACGACCGTGACCGGCGATAACGCCATAGTCACGGTCGATGATAACAGGATTGATGAATCCGAACTCCCGCAGGGAGGAGCGCAATTTATTGATCTGCTCCGCAGAGTGGGTCCGGGCGTTATTCGCGTAAGGTACCAGTTTTTCCAGTGGCACAAGCTGCATCTCGGTAGTAGTCTTCAAATTCAGCCCCTCCTTTTCCGCAGAAGCTGCTCCATCGTGTCGTTCGGGTTATCCGTAAACGCCTCGGTGCAGTTCTGCCTGACAATATCGTAGATCTCATACCACATCATGTTCGCGGTCTTTTGGAACTGCTGCGACATCTGCACGAACGGTGAGGCCATGACGCCGCCCGTGGTCGGATGCTTCCCCAGCAGGCCGTAGCTGCTGATGGCGTCCTCACACTGGATGTACCTCGCAAACGCCTGCGCGTAGGCTTCGATCATCCGCTTGTTCACCAGATTTTCACAGCCCCGTTTTTTCAGCCACAGCCATGTCTCCCTGTAGATTGCATCAGCTCCCAGCGGCACGCCGTTCTTCTGCCGTGCGGAAAGGTACTCGGCGGGCTTGGGCATATCCGCGCCCTGCAAAGCCGCGCCCTCCGGCAGATCCACGGCTTCCAGCTCCGCCGGTTCCAGGTCGGGAATATCGTTGCTCATGATCCGCACGGCCTGGCCCTTCTGTATTTTTTCCGCCGCGGGCAGGGGCTTCCCTCCGGCGTGGACGCGCTTGCCACCCCTGTTCGTACCATCCTTTGCCACGGGCCTCACCTCCAGTCCGACCGGGCAGGGGGTAATCCCCCGTTTGAACCTCATTTTTTGCGCACGCTCCCCCATGCCCGTTGTCCCCTGGAGCAGTCACAGAGATTTGCATCCCCCTACCGGGTGTGCCAGCGGTCTCCATCCCGTACCGTGATCTCCGAGTGACACGGTTTGCAGAGGGCCATGAGGTTGCTTTCATCATGGGTGCCACCACGGGAAAGGGGCAGGATGTGGTGTACCTCCTGGGCTGGGGTCAGCTTCCCTCGCTCCCTGCACTTCTCGCACAGTGGATGGGCGGCGATGTAACGGCTCCGGATCTGCCGCCATGCCCTGCCGTACCTCTTGCGGGTGGCGGGGTCGCGGTCATACTTTTCGTAGCGGTGGGCCTCCAGCTTGGCGTGTTCCTCGCAGAACCGTCCGTTGATCAGCAGGGGGCAGCCGGGGTAGGAGCAGGGGCGCTTGGGCTTGGTAGGCATGGGCTTCACCTCCGGTGGGCAAGAGGAAAGCCACCGCAGGAATTGATCCCGCGATGGCTCTCTTGATTCTTTTTTGCTGATTATAATCTTACCAGAAGTTGAGGGTGGCTTTCAATGGTTTTTAGTGGTCAAATCCCTCATTTGACCTTTATCGCCAGAGAAACATCCCCGTTATCATCAATCACAAGCTGCAAGGTTTTGATGTACTTGTCATAGAACTGCTTCCGCTCGGAGGGCGGCATGGTGATGCGGGTGGATCGGAGGGCATCGTCCAGCATGGCGTTGACGTTCAGGCGGACGGCCCGTGCCATATAGTTCCGCATTTCCCGGAACAGGGCGTTCATCTTCAGCTCCTCGGAGTCGCCGGTATAGAAATCATCCAGGTAGCAGTAGAAGATGCCGGAATCGACCAGAGCCGCTTTCATATCCGGGCCGCATTTCTCCCGTTCGATCATCACCAGGAATCGGGCCTTCGGCAATGAGGAGATTAGACCCCAGTAGTCCGAATCGCTGGAAACGATGATGAAGGAATCAACCTTGTTCTCGTAATACTCCTGGCAGGCCCTGGCGGTGAGCTTGATGTCCACCAGGGATTTGTTCTGCTTGATCCGCTCAATGGTGATATGCTCCACGGGGATGTGGGTGAACTGTTCCAGGATGCTCCACGCCGATGCGGTATGAACATCGTCAAAGAGGATGATGGAGTTGATTTTGTCCAGGTACGCCCGGTCCAGCCCCCGGAGGGTGGCGCTCAGCCTGTAGGGGTCAGAGTTTTCGCAGTCGACCACTACGACCACCTGTTCACCGTCATTAATGTAGTCGTGGATATTGCCCTTGACATAGGTTCCGGCATCCGACACCTTGCTGTATTCGGTAAACTCGTCATTGTCCCACTCATAAAGGAGGGTAACAAACTTTTTGTCGTTATACAGGATATTTCCCGCGTCATAGGGACGCCAGTTGATATACACCTGATACGGATAGAAGGAAAGGCTCTCGTAATACACCGCTGCCGCATCCTTGCTTCCTTTCTCGCTGAGGCCGTTCGGCATGATAAACAGTTCCCGCACATACTGCCAGTTCAGCCAAAGCGGAAACAGGCCTTTGCAATTATTGATCCGGTCTGAAATAATTCGGTTGATCTCCACAATATGTCCGGATAGCTGTGTGCTGGATTTTTTGATAAAATTGATACCGTCAGCCGTTAATGTATTGATGGCTGCGGCAGACACATATTCCGGCATTGACAGAAGTGATTTGTACTCTGTCCGCATTTTATCATTGATTTTCTTAAAATTCCTTTCAATTTCTGTGCGGATAATACATAAATTTCTGATGATCCTGGCATTTTTATCTTTTTCCAGCCTTTGATATACATCCATCTGCGGCGCTTCATGTTCGTTCTCAAATATCCGCAATGGTACGCCGATTAGATAGGCTACTTTTGATACGATTTCATAGGTGCTGTCTTTGTATTGAATTTTTTCTGCAACAGTATGTACTTGTTCAAATGTTACTGGTTCCACTTTGTCATCCTCCTGTTTTTATCGCAAAATTATCCGGGTTGCGGTGGCCCGCCGCGCCGGCTTTGCCAAATTGAGTATACCATAGAACCACTCTTTCAGCAAGCGGCAGCGGCGGGCCTGTTCAGCTATTCACAGTGCGTGATGGTCTTGACTTCTTCCAGTGCCTTACCGTGGATTCGGTACAGCCAGCGGAGGTCATATCCCATATCCACGGCAATCTGCTCCCAGGAGAGGAAGCAAAGATACCGCTTTTCCAGGACGGTCTGATATTCGGTATTGTCCACAGCCTTGATGGTGGCGGACAGATCCCGCTTCAGATTCACAAGAGTATCGATGTCCCGGTTGATCTCCGCCTGGAGGTCGATGATCTTGGTGATGGCTTCCTCCATGGAAGACGTAGCGTGGTTGGGATTCCGGGGCATCCCGGTCAGTGTGGAGGTGGCCTTTGTTGCCAAATCGTTGAGCGCCGCCACCTGCTGGATCTTGCTGTTGATGCGTTGGTCCAGGAACTTGGCCTGAGAGAGATATTCTTTTACAGTCATTTTGACACCTCCAGATTCGCTTTCACCGCATCGATCAATGCGGACTGTGTTTTCTCCTTCTTGCTCAGAGCGGACATGATCCGCTCGTCAATGGTGT